AAAGCCGTACAAACAGGGGGATACACTTAGATTAGTCTTTCAGCCAACACCTTGGCGTGGTTTAAATGTATTGTTATTAGCCATGCAATATTTGCAAAATGAAAATATAATATTAGATGTCTACAGCAGTTGTGAGGTGTATGGTGAAGAATTTGCTAAAAGTAATAATGCAGACTGGGAAAGACTATTTGATCAAGCAAGAACATTACCTAACGTTAACTACATTGGCTATCAGCCTAATACTTTTATTTTAAATAAGATGAAAGATTACCACATGTTTGCTTACCCTTGTATCTGGGAAGAGACCTCATGTATCTCGGCTCTCGAAGCTATGGCTGCTGGTCTATATTGTGTAACTACCAACTATGGCGCTTTATATGAGACTTGTGCTGAATTTCCAATCTATGTTAACTACACTGATAATTACAAAAAGTTAGCAGAAAATTTTGCTTATGCTATAAAAACAGGTATGAGTCATTTACACTATGACTATATACATGAGCATCTTTTACTACAACAAGATTACACAAAACGATTTTATAATTGGACAAAAAAATCTATTGAGTGGACTAGATTTTTAGAAGGAGCTTTAAATGCCAGATCCAAGTAAACCTTTATGGTTAAACAAAAAAAGAGAACTAGGTATCTATGTAGCTACACCCGTACACTCAGATGTGTCAATTCATTACACGCAAAGCTTACTAGAGTTTCAAAAAGCTTGTATGGAAAAAGGTATCAAAGTCATGTTTGAAATGATAAAATCATCGTTAGTGACACAAGGTAGAAACTTATGTACCGCTTCTTTTTTGAACAGTGAGATGTCACACATGCTCTTCATAGATTCAGATATAGCGTTTTCCTCGGACAGCATATGGAGTATGCTTGAGGCCGACAAGGACGTCATTTCTGTGCCTTACCCTTTAAAAGATATTAAGTTCGACAGACTCATTCAGAAGATACTACACGGTGATGTGACCACGGCTCACGAAGCACATGTCAATTGTAATACTTACCCTCTGCGATTAGAAGATAGTGAAGCGATAGAGGTAGAGGGTGAAGGTGTGATTGAAGTTACTCATGCACCTACTGGATGTATGCTTATCAAACGAGAAGTGTTTGATACTTTAATTGAATCTTATCCAGATATGGAGATACATCAAGAGAGTCTAATTGATGGCAGATTACAGAAAAAACCTTATCTGTATAACTTCTTTGACACTTATTACGACAAAGAAAACAAACGTTTTCTTGGTGAAGACTTTGCTTTTTGTAAGCTGTGGCGTGATATAGGCGGTAAATGTTATTGCTATATAATGGACTATATAACTCATGTAGGTGAGTTCCAATATACAGGTCGTTTGTGGGACGAAATGAAGCCTAGTAGTGTTGATAGCACTGAAGAATAAGGGTAAACTTATCTTAATAAGATTAGGAGATTATTTTAATGGCCCCAATGTTAGCAACAGCCCTAATGGCCGGTGGAGTAACTTTTGCATTGGCTAAATTGTCCGGTGCATCAACTGGTGATTCATTAAAATCAGGGTTTTTATCAGGTATCGGTGCATATGCGACAGGCGCTTTAGGTGCTGGTTTAAGTAAAGCATCTTCCGATGCAGTTTTAACAGAAACTATTAAATCTGGAGGAACTGACCTCTTAGCTAAAGGTGTATCAGCAAGTGTTCCTACAGGAGCACCCATTGCAGCTGGTCAAGGTGTATACGGCGCAGCAAATTATGTGAATGTAGCAGCAAATCCTAGTTTATCAACATCGTTAATGTCTCAAGCTGGTAATTATTTGTCGGATCCAAGCAAACAGTTTGGTGCTGGGGTTGCTTTTGGTTCACAAAAAGTTCTTGCAGATATGAATAAACCTGGACCTCAAGTAAATACAACAGATCCTTATAATCTAACTCCAGAAGAGAGAAAAAAAATATACGATAAGCAATATGCTAATTTAAGTGGCTTACGACAAACTTATGACTATTCTAATGACACACCTACTACACCAAGTTTTATGAATACCACTCCTACTTTTGTAAATACACAAAATATGTTTACTGCAAAAGAAGGTGCTTTTGTTGAAGGTATAGCACAATATGCTACAGGTGGAGTAAACTATCTACCTAGTAAAATAGAAAGAGATGAAAATGATGTAAATAACTATGTCAGAGCAACTGGATACGTTGAAGATGGATCTGGTGTTGGTGACAAAGATGAAGATACCATGTTAGCACAACTTGCCGATGGTGAGTTTGTGTCTCGTGCAGATGCCATCCTCGGAGCAGGCATCATGGCAGGTGCAAATCCTGAGGACTTTAAAGATATGCGTAAAAAGGGAGCTGCATTTTTTTACAATCAACAAGATCAATTGAAGAGAGTATACGATCTAGTAAGCGCATAAATGCAAACAAAATTTATTAAGTTTACAAAGTTTGAAGTAGAAAAAGTTTGGCCTTTAGCAAAAGATTTAGTCCAATTGGCTTGTGAGACAAACGGAGCATTTGATGTAAATGACATCAAAGACATGTGCAAACAAGGAGCCATGCAACTCTGGTTGGTTATTGACGAAACCGATGAAGTTCTTGCAACCGTTGTAACTGAATTAAGAAGCTACCCTAATTATAGAGTTTGTGATGCACGGATCGTGACTGGCAAACAAATGAAAAGGTGGCATCACCATGTAAAAGATTTAGAAACATGGGCTAAAGAACAAGGTTGTAAAAAAATGGAGTTATTTGCAAGACCAGGATGGGAAAAAATTATGAAACCAAAGGGATATGTGAAAACACATGTACAAATAGAGAAAGACTTATGAGAGCAGACATTAGAAAACTTACTATAAAAGAAAAGATAGAGTTATTTGAAGAACTTTATTTTGATATTGCAAAGCACGGTAAAAACGGTGATGTGCATTTAGCTCATGTTAATGAGTACGAAAGAAAGTTACTTATTGCTCATGGTGGTTGTGGTACCGTAAACGATGAAACAAATTTAATTCAATACTTTGGTGGCGGTGGCGGTGGATCAGCACCTGCTGAAACACAAACAACCTTTAGCAGAGAAGCACCTGAAATTGAAGCGCGTAAGTTAGCGTTATATGATACAGCTGCTGAAGTCACCGGTAGACCGATTAATATTCCCGAATATCAAGTTGCAGGACCCTCGGCTCTTGAACAACAAGCTTATGAAACTGCGGCAACAGGCACTGGTACAGGCACAGCGGCAGTTAACCAAGGCATTGCTTCCGCGTTAGGTGCACAAACCAAAGCTGCTGCATTACCCGATGTTAATGCTTTTTTAAACCCTTATAACCAGTTCGTTATTGATGAGATTAACAGACAATCAGCTATGCAAGGTAATCAGATAGGAGCACAAGCTGTACAATCAGGCGCGTTTGGTGGTGGTCGTGAAGGTGTGCAACAAGCGGAACTTATGGGTGCGACACAACGAGCTGTTGGTCAAGCTCAAGCACAGAACTATGGTCAAGCTTTACAAGCGGCACAACAGCAACAAGGTTTAGGTGTGCAGACTGACATGAATGTAGCCTCACAATTAGGTGCTTTTGGTGCACAACAACAAGCTATGCAAGCACAAGATTTACAAACACAGATGGCTGTGGGTCAATCACAAAGAAACTTGGCACAACAAGCACTATCAGCACAACGTCAAACTGATATAGCACGAGCTTATGAGCCGTATCAACGTTTAGAATTCCAAAAAGGTATTATGACAGCGCTGCCAACTGCGGCGAGTCAGGTAACATCATCCACGGCCCCTGGAACAAATCCGTTAGCTCAAGCAACAGGTTTAGCTACTGCAGCTGGTAAAGCTTACAGTATATTTGGTGGCACTGGTATAGGAGGCGCGTAATGGCACTTGATTTTGGAAGATATGGTCAATCTACGATACAGCAAAGATTAGATGCTGAAAGACGAGCCGGCATAAGAGATCCAGAGGGACAAGCTGCCTTTAAAAAAGGTGTAGGGATTGGTTCTTATGCTATTCCGGGTTCAGCACAGATCAAAGCAGGAGCAGGTATTTTAGGTAAACTAGCTCCAGCTGCTAGTGCTGTTTATCAAAGTATTAGGGGAAGCAAAGCTATCAAGAATACCATTGGTAATCAATATGTTGGAACTGCGCTCACAGGTATAGGAATTAATGACGCTATTGAAAGAACCCCTGAGATGATAGATAAGTTTAAACAAGGAGATATTGGCGGTGGAATACAAGATGCAAGTATGCTTGCTTTAGAGACAATGCTTCTACCAGCCGGTCTTAGAGAATCAGGAAAAGTGTATAAAGGACTTACAAAAAAAATAATTCCTGAACCAAAAGCACTAGCGCAAAAAGGCAAAGAAATATTAGACTCTACTGCCGGAAAAGTAGCTAAAGTCACTAAAGAAAACAAAGGTACAGCACTTAAAGCGACAGGAGTTGTAGCAGGTACGGCTATTCCAGAAATAGCAGATGCTTATACAAATCCAAATTATGCACTACCTTCTTTACCTTTTGGAGACGCAGATCCTACTTTAAGAGATGAAGGTGTAAAAAAAGATAATAAAAAAACCACAGCAACAGAAACTTCTGACGACGAAACAATGCAAGGAGTTGTTAACGCAAATAATAATGTTGACACCCCAAGCCTTGATCAACAAGTAAAACCTAATGTTGTAAATCAAGATCTAATACCCGATGTGGATATGAGCGACTTTAAAAAAGGTACTGCTGGTGATGCGGGACCAACAGGCACTGATGCTAAATCTATGAATATGAATTTAGCAAAAAATTTAGAATTTGCTATGATCGATAAAGCCGAAAACGATTCAGAACAAGTAATAAAAACTACAAATAAAAATGTTAATACTAATTTAAATACTTTAACAGAAATAAGAAGCAGTCAAATAGAGACTTTACCAAGTCATTTTTTAGCAATAAAAGATCAAATTCAAACTAATTTTGAAAATTCATCTAAAAAACTTGATGAATATAAAGAAACATTAGAATCAAGAGAAAGAGAAACATTTGAAGAGTTTTCAAATAACTTTAGAGAAAGAGTTGGTAAAGACTACAGTAAACAACAATTAGATTATATTATTTTAAAAATGGGCTTAGATATGATGTCTGGTAGATCTTATGAACAAGGTTTATCTGGATTTTTAGACATACTTGGGAGAGCAGGTGGTGACGCGGTTGAAAGTGGCATGGCCATAGTAGAAAGTGAAAAAGCTTTACAAGAAGGTTTAGCTTTAAAATATGGTGAATATGAAAAACTTATGGATGAAAATTTAAGACAAGATGAAAAAGATTTTTTTAACGCACAATTATCTCTTATACAATCAAAAGACACTAGCACTTTAGCATTATTGGAAAAACAAGCTGAAGCTCGTATGGAGATTGATAAGCTGTATTATAAGTCTTTATTTGAAAATGCTAATAAAACTCAAGGAACAGATTTTGAGCCGAGAGATAAAACTATGTTGAAAAAAGTAATTGATCCTGACGCTTATTTAGGATTTAGGTTTGTACCAGTTGTTAGAAATAAAACTGATAATGTACTTTATGCTAGTCAACAAACCTCTGATGGAAAAGGCGGCTTTACAACAAGATTTGTGCCTGCGTATCAATTAGGTCTAGATGAATCAGGACTTACTGAAACAAGTAAAACAGATGTTACAAAAGCAACAAGTCAAATACACTACGCTTCTGACGGAAAAAGACTTCTTAATTTGTTCTTTCAAACCGTTACTGAGGGTAATTTATCTCCAGGCGCTAACGCTAGTTTAGCGGATACAATAAGTGGTTTTAAAGGTAAGGAAGATTATATTAGATCTCTTCTAGGTTTAAATAGAGCAAATGGTAAGAAAAACACAACTAGCACTTATGTAGACGCTCTTCAATCTAATACCAATGGTGATTTAAAGGGAGGCGGTGTTGAAGACATAGATATGAGAACTCTTATAAGAGATAATACAGATCCAAATTCTACTTTTAAATTTAATGGCAAAACAAACAGCGACACTGCTAGCATGGTTTCCTCTTACGATGAAGATATGCAAACAGCTAGAGAATTTGCTAACTCGAGCGAGGGTGATACATTTGTAGAAAAGTTCTATGAAAATGCTTACGGCGGTATTTCAAAAGATCCTAAAAAAATTAAAGATCAAATTAGAAAAGCTTTGGCAAGGTATAAAGTTATAGAAACAAACCTTACCTACATTGTAGCTAACGCTAACAAAGCGGAAGACAGATTAACACAAGCTGATATTGCAGAAGCTAAAAAACTTACAGAGTTAATATCAAGTAAAGATGATTCTGAAGTCATTATAGAAAAATATAATTTAATAAATCAAAGAATAGATAAAAACTTTGAAAAAAATGCAAAAATATTATTACGAAATAATCAAGAAACTTCTCAAACTTTAATTACTCAATTTGGTCACATGGACAGTATTAAAAAACATCAATTAAGATTAATACTAAAAGAAAAAGAGAAAGAAGCTAAAGCGTTTGAAGATTTAAGTGCTGATGAATTAATGAAATATTTTAATTAGTTTTTAATAAGGTGAATTTATGACAACTATAAAAGAATTACAAACACAATTAAATAACAAAACTCTTGATCCAAGAACTTTAAATGAAAATCAAATAAGAGCAATGGATACAATGTTTAAAAAAAAGCTACTTACTGGCTATAATAGCGTAACAGAGATAGCACAAGAAAGAGATCGTGCAAAAGATGAAATAATAACTGCTGCTGAAGAACAAAGAAACCCAGATGGTGCATCAAACTTTGGGTATGTAATAGGTGGTGATTTACTTGGCACTGCTACAGTGTATGGTTTGGATCGTAAAAAATTAATGGCGGCGGCGGCAAATGCAAAAGAAACAGAAAATTTTAGAGCATCGCAATCAAAATTTGGTAGGGTCATTAGCAACATTGTTGAAAAAAGTGTAGGTAAAAGATTTAAACCTATAAGAAAATTATTTGCAAACACTGCTGATTTTTTTACTCAACAAGGCCATAAAGCTGCAAAAATTGTAAGAAGTCAAGGTGGTAGAACTGAAGCTAAAGCCATAGGCGCAAGTGTTTTAGGAAGTGGTGCGGGTGCTACATATTTTGAAATTGACCAATATCAAAAAGGTTTAGTTTCAAATGTTCTATATGATCTAGGTGATATATCTGATAGAGAAATTGATAAAATGAGTCCTTTTGAAAGAGGGCAAACAGCCGTTCTTGCAGAAATGACTAATGCCCTTATGTGGAATACAGCTGGTAGTGCACTGAGCCCTATTGTAGGAAAAATGTTGAAAGCTACAGGAAGAACTGTAATGGGATTACGAGGTGCGGAGACTAAAGCAGCAGCTAAAGAGGCAAATGAATTAGGTTTACCTTTAAATGCAGTAGAATTGACTGGAAACAAAAATGGTGCGTTTGCTAAATTAGTGAACAGTTACCCAAAAGTTATAGGACAGATACCTATCGTAAGTTCCTCTATTCTTAAACAGCGTGCTAAACAAGCAACAGCTATGACAGAACAAGTTTTTAAAAATTTAACAAGAGATTTTGGACCAATATTTCATACTCATCTTTTTGGAAAAGAAATTTACCCAACTATTATGAAAAATCACAGATTATTTAGAAACACTATAAATGCTAACTATGAACAATTACTTAGAAAAAGCGACATGATGGGTAATCCAGCTATAATACCTACAAATAGTGTAAAAAAAGTAGTTAAAGATATTTTAGATAAAAGAGAATCAATGAAACTTCCAGGTGTAGATAAAGCTGATAGTGACGATCTTACTTTAAAATTATTCAATCAATTAGACGAACTTGGAAGATATCAAAAAGAACAATCATACATAACGCCTAGACAATATTTAGGTTTTCAAGAAGATTTGCATGGAATAATTGGTTTGTCCGCTAAAATAAGTAAAAATAATAAATTAGTGCCATATTTACCTGTTTTAAGAAAAGCTATGGAAGAAGATTTTGCAAGAGTTGCTAACAAAAATTACTCGCAAGAATTTTTAAATCAAAATAAAAAACTAAATGATGATTTTTTAGCAATAAAACAAGCGGACGGGGATGCTGCTGCTCAAAAATTTTTAGAAAAAACTCAAAAAGATTTGACTGAGTTTGGTGCAGGTCTAACACAAGCTAACAAATTTTTTGCAGATGTTATTGGTAGTTTAGAAGG